ATCGTGAACCCACGGGCCAGTAAACCCCATTCTATATGCGGCATTTGTATCTAGCGGATTTATAAGGTTGTATTTATGAGTTGTCGCCGTTCCGCCTACAAATGGGTATACGGCTTTCATTTTTGTCCAAAGACCGTAGGACTTTAAATCAAGAACTAATTGATTAATCGCCGTCTTTTGAGTTGCATTGGTGATTCCAGCGGCTGTAATAAAAGCCTGGGCGTTTGGATCATATGGGGAGCCGCCTCTTGCTGTAATCAATCGAAGAAGATTCATTTAAAACCCTAAAGCATAAGTGCCAAAGTAGTTTGTGCCGTCCCAGTAAAGATTGATGATATCAATTTTTCCTGTTGCAGTTGAAAGCGTCGGAGCACCAGCAGTTCCCCACTTTACAGTTCCGGGCCATGTAACGGTGCCCGGTGTAGCGCCCTGTACAATTTTAATTAAGTACGCACCACCAGTGACTGGGTTTGTAAGAGTGATTGCTAAAGGCCCAGCAGCATTGACGGTAATCTTTTGAGCGGGACCATTTGCCCAGTTTAAAGAGATTGCTCCGGTAAATGTTCCAGCATCATAAAGTTGTGGGGAAACGATATAATTTGGAACAAGGACATCGCCTGTTGCATTTATTGTTAATCTATCAAGGTTGGCCGTTTTTAAAACAATGTTTCCATTTGTGCCAGTTCCGCTTGCAACACCACCAGCAAGGGTGAGAAGCCCACCGTCTTTGTTTCCAGTGGTTCCATTACCACCTCTAACGGTAATGTCATGTTGACCCATTCCTGAAACGTTATCCCGCCCTCTTACCGTTGGAGCTGTTACATGATTTGATGCATGTATTCCGCCGGGTCTACTGGCTCCATCGGCTCCGATATCATGAGTTGCGTCTGGATTAAAAAGTAAACTTTGATTGATGGCGGTAGGAGAAGTTAAATTAGAAAGAAATGTGTTTGCTCCAGCGCTCCCGCTTGCAAGAACCCAAGCAGAACCACTCCATACATAAATTTGATTTGTGGCCTGAACTACTCTTGCATCTCCTGTAGAGTTTCCACTTGCGGGTAAATTAATAACAGCAGCAACCGGGTCTTTCCAGTTTGCAGAACCATAGGCGGGAATGTTTATATATCCACTCATATTAGTAGCCCTTTGTGTTTACGGTTGCGTTTAATACGCCTGTATCGCTAACGGCCGGGGTGTAAACAAGTTTTACCCATAAATAGTTTGGTTCTTGAACATTCCACATAAAAGTACCAGCACCGGAAATGGTGACAGCACTACTTGCGATAGTGACCCAATCTCCAGCCACGATAACGTTTTTTTCATTGTCTTCTTGATGATTAGAAGAGGCTTGTAGTTGCAACACTCCGCCAAGGGTTCCAGAAGTTGTGTAAACAGCCTGGATGCTATAGCCAAAAACTTGATCTAAAGGAACCGTTTCAGATTCTAATGCTCCCGACATATTTCCATTAACAAGTATTGGGTCTTGAGAATATCTCATGTTTTGTCCTTTATGTGGCGTTAGTTGTGGCTAATAAATAGTAAACGGTACCGTTAATTTTAATTGCAATCTTGTTTGTAACCGTAACGTTAGTAATTCCAGCGTTGGTAATTCCGTTTCCTTCTGCTCTGATATACGGAATCGTGTTTCCGGCGCTTAAATCTACTGATCCAACGGCTATTTGATCAGCTATAGAAGTTGTTGGTTCTGTTCCAGTTGCGATTGCCAATGTTGTTGCTGCGCTTGTTCCGAACGACGTTGTTCCAACTCCAACGTTGCCAGAATTATCAATTCTCATTCTTTCTGACCAAGTAATGGTATTGCCGGCGGTGCCAGATACGGCCGTTCTAAAAAGATGCTGTCCTTGTAGTTGATAATATTGAGTTCCAAAATCTGTGTTTATATATTTCCAATTGCCATCAAAAAACGAATTACTGGTCAATATTGCGTCATTACTATCGGAAGAAACGCTTCCAGTAGAAATCTGTAAGGCCCTAATAGTCCATGCGCTCGGTGTAGCACCAATTCCGACATTTCCAGCGGTGCTAATTACAAGCTTTGAATCTGCTAAATTGTTTGTTGTTGCAATAGAGTAAGAGCTATTTGCGCTTCCCGCATTATAAACAACCCCCGACACCCAGTCTGTTACACCGGCAGTTGTGTACCTAATTGAAGACGTTCTAGCGGTGCCAGGTCTATCAATTTGAACAACGGAACTTCCGGTTGCATTTGCATTTTTTACAACAAGAGTGTTTGTGTTGTCTGCCGACGTGGATTCATTGCTTTCAACATGAAGCCTTGTGGTTGCTGCTATTGTTGATTGACCGATACCGACGTTGCCAGAAGCATCAATTCTCATTCTCTCTGCGATTGTTGTAGAACCAGTTGGAGTAGTTCTAAAAGTCATGTAAGAACCGTTTGCAGAGTTGGTGTAGTTTTCTGCGGCTCTTATGTTTATGTCAGCCACAGTCCCACTAAACTGGGAAGCGCCATAACCACGAAATGCGAGATATCCAACAATATCATCTAACTGTGTTGCTGTTGGTGCGCTTTGAGTTCCCCTGGTTTGTCTCATCATCACAAAACCGCCAGCGGTCCCAGCGCCAGTGTGAGCATCCATAACCATGTTAGTAGTGGTGTTTGATGACAGGGTTAAATAAGTTGAAGAAAATAATGTTCCGCCACTTCCGCCGTTTGGATTTATTATTAGTCTCCCGCCAGCATCCAGTCGCATTCTTTCGCTTGAAGATGTTGACTGGGAGTTTGTTGTAAAAACAAGGGCCCCCTCAAGAGATCCAAGGGCTGGTGTTCCAGTCACAACAGATCTAATTCCGTTCGTTGGAACCAGGTTGGTTCCGTCAGACGCCTGAAAGTTTATCTCACCAACAGAATCCCCGCTTTGTACTATTGTGTTTCCACCGGACGAAGAGCTTCTGGTTTTTCCAAGGATTAAAAAGCTAGGATTGGCGTCGTTTGAGTCTCTAATTACAGAAATAGATGAGCCAGTATAACCCACACCCTCTACGCTAACCCTTGGGCTGCCGGCTGTTCCGTTAAATAAATTTGTTCTTAAAGTGGTGTAATTTATAAGAACGTTACCGGAGTTATCAATTCTCATTCTTTCTGAGGCAACCAAAGACCCAGATGGAACTGTCCAAAAACTAAGCCTTCCCGGCATTGCCGTATCGCTTGCGGTTCCGTCTACGTTAGCTTGAATATAGGCAGCACTTCTTAGGCTTGTTGAAGTGCTTCCGTTAAAAAATAAAGCCCCCAAATAGTCGCCGTCTTGAACAAGGCCAGTGCTGCCAACAGTAGTGCCTCTTGTTTTACTTAGATTAATTCCCCAGGATAATGCGTTTGCGTTGGAGTTTTGGGTAATTGATAGCGATGCGTTTGGATTGTTAGTTCCTTCAAGTTGTATATATGGAATAAAACTGGTTCCATAAAAATTAGACCGTTGAGAAGTGTTTCCTACCACAACACCGGGTTGAACAGTGAATAACCCAGATTCAAGTCTCATTCTTTCTGCTGTTGTAGAGCTTCCAATTGATGTTACTCTAAAAGATATTCCACAGCCCTGAGCAGCGTCAGTCCAGTTTTCTGTTGCAGGAAACGAAATAGATGCTCTTGGGCCAGTAGGAAACGCTGTTGCTCCATAACCTATAGCTCCAACAAGACCCAAAACGTCGCCTGATTGAGTAGCTGTAGGAGCTGATTCTGTTCCTCTTGCGGATTGTAAATATAAAGAAGAACCGACGGCAGAATTGTTAAAGGAAGAAATTTCTTGATAACAAGCATTGCCCGAGTTTAATACTCGAAGCCTTGTGCCAGCTCCAAACGTTCCAGCACTTGTGGTTCCAATTAAAAGCTGACTATTGCCAGTAATTGTTGCCGCCTGATTGTACGAAATAGCACCCCCAGCTGTTCCACCTGCAGAGACAAAGAAAGCATGAGATGAGCCAGCGTTAGCCCCCACTTGCTCATATCTTGCAGAGCCAACAGCTGTTGCTTTATAAATCCAATTGGTTCCGTCCCAATACGCTCCGTGAACTAATTGAGCCCTTGTGCTCCCAGCAGAATCAAGAGCCAAAGAAAGAAGATTTGTTACTCCGTCAGCCATGTCAATGGTTCTGTAACCGACCCAAGGAGACGGAACTGTATTGATCCCAATTTGACCATCAGAGGTGATTCTTAGTCTTTCTGTTCCACCAGTAGAGAAATTTAAAGTATCAGAGCCGGAAGAAAACATTCCGGTATTTGGATCGGCTAAAAACGAATAAGAAGGAGCAGTTGCAGACCCTAATGGAGCTAATAAAGGAAAATTTGGAACCCCGCCGCCGCCAATTCCAGAGTATTTAGAGTAAGTAGGCATTAGATAACCTTACCTGCAATAGTTGCGTTTAATGTTCCAGAGCCAGAAGTGGCAGTGTAAACAAGCCTTACATAAGCAGCGCCAGTGACATCAACATCAATAAAAGCAGTATCAGCAGTCCCTGCCGCAAGAACCGGAACAGAAAGAGTTAAAGGAACCCAAGTCCCAGCATTTAACGGCTCGTCCTGAACTCCCACGGGAGCGACATAGTCTTGAGATACTTCTACAGAAAATGTACCTGTTGGGGTTCCAGTCCAAGCTACAGTATATCCAACACAGCTAATCATATTGATATTGGTAACTAAGCTTGTGACACTTGAACTCATATCCCCATTAACAATAACTTTTTGGGGTCTTAAAAGTGGGCGAGATGACATTTTGAACCGTCCTTGTGGGTTAGGCCCTTATGGGGCTACTCAATACAAAATTGTTTAATCAAGGCATTATCTGTTTAATTGCCTTCGCTGCTGCTCTGTCTGGTACTGCCTGGAGGCTTTCTGTAAAGATGCGTTGGCTTTAGCAGGAGCCGTTTGTGTCATTTGCTGCCTGGGTTCTGGTTGTTTTGGAGCAAAGACGCTTTGCGCTGCTTGTATGCTTTGTGGCGTAAACCCTGTTTCTAGTGGTTGGCCAGAAAACAAAGAAAGCGCTTTTTGTACCTTGTACGGCACTCTTTGCCCTCTAGTCATGTGAGACATCATGGAAGAGGTAATTTTTTGAACCATGTCGGTATAAAGCTCTGGGTACATGCTTTGTAAATCTGCAACGTCAGAAGACCTTAAAGTACCGTCTTTAATCTTTTTCATAATTACCAAAGGGTTTTCGGCAATTTCTAGGGTTCTAAAATATGCGGCCATTTCTTGTTTGGACGGCTGAATTTCTCTATCTAACGGGTTGTTTAGTTTCGGCCCAGGTCTTTTTGAGTTTAAATAGCTTAATGCGTTGATAGTAGAAAAAGATAGGGACGAGCTGTGATTTGGTAGTATTTTTCCCAAGTCGTCATTAAAATCCAGGAATGATTTTGGATCGCTCTGAATTTCTCTTGCTTTCTTATCTACTTTTTCTAAGTCCTTTTGGGCAACTTGTTTTAATGGGAACGCTTTGTCTTTTAAGAAAATTGCATCAGCAGCAATCTTTGAAAGATTTTCTCCCTTGGCAATAGCACCAACTAAGTTGCTCGCAGCCCTTACAGATGCGGCTGTAGCACCAACGCCTGTCATGGGCTTTATAATTACAGGAAGAATTTGCTTAAAAATGGGCTCTAATACGTTTGCGCCAAATAAAGCGCCCGCCCATTCACCACCAGGAACACCAAAACCTTTTCCGACTTTGTAACCAGCAACACCGCCGGCTCCAGTTGCAGCAGCTTCTAGCGCTTGGCCATAAACTAAATCTGCAGCTTTCATTCCGGGTGTCAGCTTTTGGGTTACCGCTCTTGATGCGGTCATGGTCGGTCTTTTGATTCCAGAATCAATTCCAAACTTAGAATCTATTTTGTCGATTGTTTCATAAAGCTCATCAACGGAATCTAAAAAGTTATTAAGAACGTTTTGTTTAATTTCTGCTTTGCCTTTTTTGGCTTGATTAATAAGCGTGTTTAGCTTGTCTGGATTTACTATCCATTCACCACTTGGGCCCTTAGACATGGCCACTGATTTTAAATCTTTTACTGTTTTAAAGAATTTTGTGGCTGCACTGTTTATTTCTTTTTGTCTTTTAGCGGCAACTCCCCATGCTACTTCGTCTTCTAAATTAGATTTTAGAAGTTTATATAAATCATTTACCGCTCCTGCGGATGGCTTTTCTGCAACTCCCATGAACCTTGGATCCCATTTTCCCAAAGGCCCAATTTGTTGTTTGAAATCATCTAGAGCAAAAAACAAGTCGCTCGCTGTAGCGTTTGGATTTGCAAGAGTTCCAGCAAGTCTTTCTCCTGCTTCTTCAATAATGCCAGCAGCTCTTCCGCCGTAGGTTTTTGGATCTTGAGCAACTTTCTTCAAATATTTGTCTGTATCGTATAAAGCTTTATTTGCCTGTTGCTTTACTGTTTCATCAGCAACGTTGGGTAAAAGCTTTGCAACTTCTTGTCGTTTTAATCCGCCGGCACCTGTAATCATTCCAGTTGCTTCATCGGCAGAGTCAATAATGGTTTGTAATTCTGTTCCTACGGCATCGGCAGCGGGGATTGCGCCTCTTGCGTGATCTTTACTTCGACCAACAAAATCATCTACGAAAGACTTATATTTTGGCTGGTATTTTGTTTTCCAAAGCTCCCCAGCTTTTCCTAGCGAACCACCAACAACGGTTCCTAAAGCACCGGAAAGGGCAACGTTATAAAGTGCCTTTTGTGCTGTATTTGGATTTCCTTCAATGGCTTTTGCTGTTTCGTCAGCGGCTGCAAATAACGCATTTTCAACACCCATCGCAACGGCGGGTAATGCAACTGCGCCTTTTGCGCCAACTGCTTTTGCTGCTGCTTGACCAGCTTTTGTAAGAAGTCCTGCTTGAGTAAATTCGCCTAAAGTTGTTAGAGGAGCGATTGCTTTAGCGGCACCAGTTAATCCCGCTCTTGCTACAGCGGCACTTCCTAAAGTTGCTAATGCTGGGCCTGCAAGACCAGCCAATTCTAGTGCTGTACCATATCCACCAAGTGCGGCTTCTCTTTTTTTGGCTTCTAGTGGGTCGACCCCAAATAATCTTTGTGCTGCGGCAACTACTGGTCTAGAAACAAGGCCTTTTGCAACGGCTTCTGCTCCACCAATTACTTTTTCAGAAGGGGTAAGCTCTAAAGATTGAGTTTGCTCCCAGGAAGGTAATTCTTGTGGCTCTGCCATTTGTGGCATTTCTGGCATTTGCTCTAGCGGAGCCGTGTCTTCCCATTTTGGTAAATCTGCCATTATTTGTACCTTAAAGGTTTTTTGGTTTCGGCATCATAAACAATTACTCGACCAGATTTCGGATCCATTCTTTCTACAGTCTTAGATGCTCCCCAAGTTTCTGGTCTAATTGCCGTGCTTTCAAATTGATTTAAATTGATGCCAGCCTGATCAGAAGCTGGAGTTTCAACGTTTTCTTGTAACCAGCTTTTTAGTCTGTTTGTGTATTCTTGTTTATCAAAGACATCAGATGGGCCCGGTTTTAAAAGATTTAACAGGGCCTGCACTTTTGCTTCTCTTTGCTGGCCAGTTACATCGCCTTCTTGTTCGGGAATTATTCCTCTAATCTTTAGCTCTAAATCTTTTACGGCTTCTGGCTCTTTTACTCTCCCAACAAGTTGGCCAAGACCTTTGTAAGCCTCAAAGCTTTTTTCTAAAGACTCAAGAATCTTTGGTGCGTTTTTTACAATAGATTGTCTTCTTGAAATTTCTTTCTGAACTTTTTCTCTTAGTTTTTCATCGGGAACAATGGCTGGTAAAACAGCACTTGGGTTTGTTTTGGATAATTGTCCAGCTGCTTCGGCGCCAGGAGCTGCAACCATTTGCTTAATTTGTCGCACAGTTTTTCTTTGTGCAATTTCTCCGTTTAATCTGTCGATATCGTTTTCAATTTGCATTCTAGCTAATTGCAGTCTTTGTTTTGCTAGAGGCTGATTATATTTTCTTTCTTCTTCTTCCATTCTGGCAGCCATAATCATCTTCATGTTTGCCATGGTTTGAAGTCTTGCTGACATTTCGTCTTTAATGGCTTCGGAATTAAGTCTGTATAAATTAAGCGTGTTAACCTGATCTTGTTTTTGCGCTTCGATGTCTCTTTCCATTGCGTCGTTCATGGCGCGCATGACAACGTTTTCGCCACCAGAAAGACCTGCTCCATATCCGCCAGCAATTAATGCTGCGGCATTAATAATGTTTTGAAACAGGTTTTGGTTTTTGAACATTCTGTTTGGATCAATCTTTGGCAAAACTTCTCTTTCTCTGGCTCTTGCCATTCGAAGTTGATCAATGTTTTTTTGATAGAGAGCGTTTTGTGCTTCTAGCTGCTCTGCCATTGAGGCTTTTGGATCAGCAATTACTTGCTCAGGAGTTTTTTCTACCGGAGCTTCTACAGCAGGAACTTGTGCTGCTGGAATTCTAGCAAGTCCGCCCTCTACTGGTTGTTCTTGCGGAACTGCTGCTTGTTCTACTTCTTGTGGTGCCAAAGTGGGTTGTTGATCCGTAACCACAGCTTCACCAACGTCTACTTTTTGTGGAGCGGCTGGAATTTCTGCGACTTGCGGCTTATTGGCAGAAAGACTTTCTATATATCTGTCTTCTGGACTTGGGCCTCCCGCAAACTTTTCTACTGGTTGTCCTGTTGCAACATCTGTGGCCAAGGCGCCTTTTGCTGCGCCGACCGTAATTTCTTTCTTAACATCTTCTGCAATTTTTTGTCCGATGGATTCAATTCCTGATTGTGCGGTCGACATTTGTGGCTCTAGTGGCTTTAGGCCTAAAGTTGGATCAGTTCCTTTTGCTTGGTGAAGAGGTAATTTTTCTAATTGTTTTTTTAGCTTTTTATCCAGTCCGCTTTTGGCAATGTTGATTTTGTGACCATTTTCATGTTCCAAAATGGCATACTGATCATCTTCAGAAACCTTTTTAAATCCACTATAGAGGTTCTTCATGTTTATTTCCTTTTGCCTTGTTGTCTTGCAAGAATGGCAGCAACAAACTGTCTTGCCTTCTCCTCTGCGTTGTCTGATTGCATAACGCTTCTAGGAATAACAATTCCACCTTCTTTTAGATTCTTTTTAACTGTGTCGTTCTTTAAGGAGTCACCAGCAACTTTTGCTTGTCCGGGGATCTTTTCTCCGGCTTTATGTGGCGCCTTTTCTCCATCTTTTACTTTTTTAACTTCTGCGGGTGGTAAGTATCTTTCGCCGGGACTGACCATGGCAGGAACAACACCGCCTTGAGCAAATCTGTTTTGTGCAACACCCACTGGAGCGGGCTTTCCTAAATCGTCTTGTAGTCTTCTTAGATATTCATCCCCGTCCATTTCCTCTACTTCGCCGCCTTCTGCATACCCCTGAACTTTTCCGCCGTGTGCTAAAGAGGTGTAATCAGAAATGTTAGAGCCTCTAGATCCACCACCAAACAAGCTTCCGATTCCTGATCCAATTGCCCCGCCTAATGGGCCGCCAAGAACCGTTCCAACAGCCCCCGCTAATCCACCCAAAATTCCACCTTGTTGCTTTGAAGCAGCTTCCCGGGCTCTGTTCGACTCTGCAATAGCGTTTAAAACGTTTTGCTGGGCCGCTGTTGTGCCAGCAAGGCCTGTTTGCTGTGCTTGCCCTATTTGACCCAACTGTTGCCCTGTAAGGCCAGCTAAGCCCTGCTGAGCGGCTAGCTGTTCTTGGGCTCTTAAAGTTGCAGCCTGTCTTGCTGCTTGTTGTTGAGCGCCTGCTCCAACATCAGAAATGTTTCTTGCTAATAAACCAAGATTTGCAGATGCGCCTCTTTGACTTGCCATAAGAGCTGCTTGTCTTTGAGCGTTTTCAGCGGTTGTTTCTGCAAGCTGTCTTTGAGCAACGCTTGGGCCAGCGGTTCCCATTGCCTGGCCTTGTAGTTGTTTTAAAAGCTGTTGTTGAGCTGCAATCGCCTGTGGGCTCTGTGCCTGCAGCGCGTTTACAAACTGTTGTTGCTGTAATAATCTATCCTGTTGTTGTTTATACAACTCTTGTGCTTGTGCGCCGCTTGCGCCCATCGTGGGGGTAAATCCCATTCCTCCACCGAAGATAGAAGACATGAAACTCATTTTATAGCTCCTTTGCGATTACTGTTTGCTCTACAACACAAAAGCCGTGTTTTTTGGCTCTCTTTACAATGCAATCTTCTTTTGTTGTTGCAAAAACCTTTTTAAAACCCAAATCCTTTGCCATTTTTAACATCGTGACGGTTAACTTGTCTAAGGCGCTGTTTCTGACTTGCCCTTCTACTTTCTGATCCGTGGCCATAGAATCAATAAAACAGATTTCGCCTTCCATTAATCTAAACCCAGCAATAGCTATAATGTCACCATTTACAATCGCGCAAAAAGTATGCCCAGGTAAATCTTTAGCTGTAATTTTAAATGGCAACCACTCATTCACCAACTCTACTTCGGTTTTTTTGTTTAAAAGCCTTATTTCCATTTTATCCCGCCGTAATTGCAGCCGGAACAGTGTTAAACAGCCTCTTGACGCCAATTATAAAATTCATTCCCGATAGAGTTAATCCTTGTCCCGCTGCTTCACCAACAGTTGGATCATAACTTTCACTTATAGTAATTTGCACCGAGTCACACTTTTGTCTCTGAAGCATGATTCTCCATTTTTCAATATATTCAGTGCCGCCAAAGAACGATGGCGAACCATAAATAGTATCGTCACCAAATGGCAAATTATAATTGTTTGGAGTAATGATCGTTGTTTGTGTGCTTGCAGGATTAAAATCGTAAGCCAAATCTACAGTAAGCTTGTGCGGGCTGTAGTATTTGCCTAATAAGAACAAGAAATAGGCTCTTTGAAACCCTAACATACCCCCAAGAGCAAACCAGCCTGTTTTAAATTTCATGAGTACTGGTTTTGTTCCATCAACATATGTTCCAATAGCTTCTTGAAACAGCCTTCCGTCCGCGTCTACAAACGTGTGAAGTTGTTTAAACAGGTTTGAACAAGTTGCTGCTTGGTTTGTAAAAACTCCCCATTGCTGGAAGAAATAATCAAACATGACGGTTTTTCCGCTATTCAGCATAAATCTAACTTGATTTGTGTTGGGTATTGTCAAAGCTTGAATGGTTGTTGCTGATTCGGTTAGCGCTTCTACCGGGGCTCCAACATAGTTTGTAGAAGTATCTCTTCCTAATAACCAAATGCCTTTGTCGCTTTGAAACATTAGGCCTAATGGCATGATAGCAACGCAGGAAGAATTTTTGGCTCCGACCGTTCCGTTGATAAATATGGGCTCTGAAAGTCCGTTATTTGCGCCTGTGGCGTCTGGGCCAACGCCGTTAATGTAATAAATGGCGTCTTCTTTAAACAAAATAAGCTTGTCGTCCATTGGGCACAGGGCTGTGATTTTTCCTGTGTATCCTTGTGCTCCAAGGGTTGGGGTTACGTAGTAAGTTTGAAACGCGGTCATTTCTACTGGAGTGCCTGGAATTACCGCTTTGGAGTACCACAAGTATCCTGGCTTTTCTGAGTCAGAAACCCAAAGTCTATTGTCATAAAGGGATATGCTTGTGCATGGTGGGCCCGAGAAGTTTGGTAAAACTCCGCCGTAAGTATAAAGAACTGGGTTTGCTGTGATTGTGGCGTTTGAGCTTGCGTCTGAGATAGTGACAAAGTCGATTGTTGGATCGTTTACGGTTCCGCCAATAAAATAATCTACTGGTTGTGAGGTGCTTGATCTATATACCTCAATAAAAATTGGCTTTCCTGTTGTTACAGACTGATCCCTGTTCGATGTTCTTAAAGTGGGCGCTTTAATGCTTACGCTTTTTACGGCCGAATTAATTGTGTAAGTTGCGCCAGTAGAATTTGCGCTGGCGGTTGTGTTTAATGTAATTGTGTTTGCTGATGTGTCTATTGCAGAAATTGTTGCTAAAGAAAATCCGGTTCCGCTTAGTCTTTGACCAACTTGAACGCCAGTAAATGAAGACACGTTTGTGAGTGTGTTGTTTCCAAGGGTTGCATTAGCTGTAAAAGTAGATCCGGAAGCCAAAACTTCATAAGTCAAAGTTGTTGATGGCGCACCCTGAATAATGTTTCCCTGGCTGTCAAAAGTTTTGTAAAGAACCGTGTAGAAATATTTTTCTACTATTAGTCCGCCACTTGTATTCCACGGAACAGTTCCAGAAACATTTATATTTTCTGGATACAAGAAAAAGTTGTTTTCTGAAACCATCACACCGTCATATGACCACAAAAACCCACCAGATGCGTTTAGGTTTCCGCCCAGCTCTCCAATAGAAACTGGCACATTTCCTATGGTCAAATCTAAATAATTTATACCGGCAGCTTCAGTTACCCCAGACTGTCCAATTGTTGTTGATATTTTGTTTAGATAGCAAAAATTAGCCAGGTGGTTAGAAACGGTGACGTTTGGAAGTCCTCGTCTTACATATCCATCGCCCAGTTGATAGGCGTGCTTTGATACAACTTTTCCATCTAAATTAATTACAAAATAGCTATCTTGTTCTGGGCTTTGATGAGCGGTTGTTACATACAACTCGCTGTCGATAGAAAATATTTTAGAAGCAAGGCCGTTGCCACGAATTAAATCAGAGACCGATCCAACAACCCCAGCAGTTGTTACATTTACTTTTGAAATGTAGTTTGTGGGCACCGTTGGCGAATAGGTGTATGAATTAATTCTTTCAAACAAAATTGTGTTTGTTCCCGAAACAGAAACGACCGCAACGTTTGAAACTAGTGGATTTAATACTGCTACCACTGTTGTTTGGGCCAACACGCTTGTAAGAGTTAAGCTTCTTATTGATAAATATAAGCTAGGGCCTGTTCCGCCAGTTGTGCCGTCATCATAATAAACAACACTTAAATTATTTGTGGTTGTATCAAATGCGCAGGTCACAATTTTAGATCTAATTGTTCCAGAGCTCACAACTACTGGCAGGCCTAAATTAAAAGACGGATCTAAAGCAATTGCATTAACCCTGCTATTTGCATTAGAAGATTGCCAAACAATGTATAAATTTCCCTGGCCAGAAACGGCGTCAAAATCGCCTTGGGTGTTGTACAAGAAGTCGCTTGAGATTTGAACTGGTGCTTCTGCAGTTAATGTTACCGAAGACACTCTGGTGTACTGAAGCCTGTCGGTTCCTGAGACAGATGCGCTGTAGATGATAACAAAGTTATTGTTGTGAGCGTAAACTCTTGGGCTTCCGTTTGGATTTCCACCAACTCCGGTCAAAGAAGTTGGCGCAACAATCATTTGCCCTGTTTCGGCATTAAATATTGCGTATTTGTAGTAATACAAAACGCCGGCTATTGGTTCTTCTGTGTAAACTACGCAAACTAAATTGTTTATGGTTACAGAATCACATTGAATTACGTCAAAGGTGCCTTTTACTAGTGATGTGGCTTCTACTTTGGCCGATCTATAAAAGCCTCTATCGTAAAACAACCCGCCGTCTTGATAAGTAAAAACGTTTTTACCAAAAAGAGTTAATTGATCGTTTAAAGTGGATATCCCAGTAATGTTTTTGTCAGAAAGCTGTCCTAGTTGCTGATAGCCATTTCTTTTTTGTAATAGTCCCTGTTTGGTAAATACAGAGTTTTCTAGCTCCAAGAAGCTTCCAATTGGAACTTGCCATGGATCCGTTTTGGTATCCACGCCTCTTGCAAAGTTTACTGTGACTTGTTGTTTGTTTAATGACATTAGGTTTTGATGATGTAATTAACAACCAACGAGGGTTGAATGTTGTTGTGTGCGTTTCCTCCGCCCTGCGATGAAATCGTGTGAGTGTGTGCGGAATTTGGAATTGTGTTTGCGGATCCGACATTTTGTAACAACACGTTCGTTCCAACCGTGCCGCCAGTTGTTGTAGACAAACAAGGCACAGCGGTGCTTCCGGTTGCTCCGCCGTGATCATGCGCAGGCATTTCACTAATAGCCAGTGTAACACTTTCTGCTCCGCCGCTATTACCAACCGAGCTTCCAAGAACGGCCGTTCCGACTCCGCCAGCACCAACTGCAGTTCGTCTTTGCATGTTAGGAAGCCTAAAGTTTCCAGCTCCTTCGCCGCCTGTATTAAATGCGGTTCCAACTGCTGCATAAAGAGCAGCATAAGTGCTTTGGGAAACAACGCTTCCGTCGCAAAGTAACCATCCAGTTGGAATAGATGTTCCGCCGTACATCATCATGACGCCGGCAGGAAGAACGAAAGAAGTGCTTACAAACGAAAGATTTCCTGCGTTGTCTGACTGAATAAACGAATTTGATGATGGAAGTGCAGCAGGAAGGGTCATTGAATAGTCGGCAGTTAAAGATGCGGACGATTGAATTGTGACCGCAGCACTGCTTGCCGTTAATTTTCTAACTAAAACAGATCCGACATCTAATTGTGCGGCTGTATTTGTTGCTGATTGAAATCTAAATGTTCCCGTTCCTGACAAATATGCAGCACTTGCTGTTCCAGATGGTAGGCCAGTAAATCCTACAGCACCGCTTACTGCGACAGCATTTCCGTTGGTAATTTGTACGTTGTATGATCCGGTTCCATCTTTCCAAAAAAGATTGTTGCCGCTCATGTAAATTGAGCCAGCAAGTCCTGGAGCGACTGATTGGTTTAATAAAGAAAGGCTTTTTAAACTATTAATTCCGTAGGTAGACATGGAAAAGTCTACGTTTGCAATAATTCCGCTTAGAGAAACTGGGCTTCCACTTCCGGGACTGTGATCATGAGCATCAATAACCGAAAAATTACTCGAAATATCTTCGGCATATTGTGGGCCAGGGGTTACCGTTGGCGTTGGTATGTTCAAATTCATGTTAGGTGAGATAGGCATTAAAATACTCCCAGTTTAATTGTTACCGCAGCAGATGAGTTTAAAGTTAAAGTCTTGTCATTAAAAGGTGCGTTTCTATAAATTGTAGAGGCACCATTTACGTCTAACAAAACCCATCCCTGTTGAACTCTTCCAAGCTTGTGACTAATAACATTGTTCCCGATGGCTAAGCTTACATCTTCTAATATGTTTACCGAGTTAAGTGGATTTTCAAGAATTGGATCTAAAAGCGATTTCCATCTTGTTTGCATTAAGTCTGCACTTAGTTTTAAGGGCAGCTGCATATATTACCACCCAACCCCAAACGGGCCCTGCCATCCACCACCACCATCTGGGCCAAAGCCCGAAGCCATTCTTCCATCGGCGATGGTATCTGGCATGCCTTGGTCTCTGTTTGGTGCGGATTCTTCTATTCTTTGTTTTAAATATAAAATTTCAGCATCAAGCTTGCTTGTATCTGACTCTTCTTTATCAAGAGCGTATTTAGCAGCTCTTGCGATTATGTAATTAGTCCAACCGTTATACCCGTCGGTGGTATCTGTTTCTAAAAGGAGTTGTGTTCTTCTAGGAACGTACCATATCCCGATAGGTTGGCTAGATGATGGTTGCGGAATGAAACGAATAGTATTTCCAACGAGTCTGTACTGCATGCCAAAGACACCATAAATCGTCGACGCAGTGTTTGGGAAAACATAGCGGTTTCGGTCAACAAAATTATATTTTTGTACAGTGACAAATCCGTTTGGTGCATTGTTTAGTCCCAAGTCCACGCCACACAATTTGTAAATTGGTGGAGGCACAATGTTTTGCCCTAGTTTATTTTGAAATACTGTTATGCCGTCAGGTAGTGGGTAACTTGATGTTTGGCCGTTGGTAGTAAAGTAAACTGGATCATGAACCTGATAATCTTCAAATACTGTCGTGATTAAATCATAAAGCTCATCGGCTGCTAGATTTATAAAACTGTTCCATTCTGGCAAAGTCACAAAGTTAGAATTAACTCTGTCTGCTTTTTGTTGTGCCAACGTTCTTAGCTGCTGCAAGCTCATGTAGCCTGCAATAACTGGAATAATTGAGTTTGGTGTTGGGTAGGTGTAGCCAGAAAGGCCTCCGCCAACTCCGGTGTTTTCTGCAGCGACCATGTACCAATATTGTGTGTTTTGAGTAACCGAGGTGTCTAGATATTGGTTAATGGTTGGGCTTGCAAGTAGAGAATAGTTTAGCCCATCAACGCTTCTTTCAACTCGGTAGTTTGTGGCCCCAGCAACAATGTTCCAGGAAACCAAAACTTGTTTGTTGCCCTGTTGTAAATAAGTCGATTGGGGATTGGGCGACGATGGAATAGGCATACAACCCCTTGTGTTTAAGTGGCCCCAAGAGCTAAAGCCCAAGGAGCCACTACTGATTTAATTCATTAAACAGCTGGTATTTGAGAGCTGTTTGATAAATACATATTTAATCTAATCAATGTTCCAGCTGCAGGGGCTGCTAATGATCCAGCATTTCTGCAAGCAAGAATCAATGTGCTTCCGCCATTTACTGCGGAATTTACAACCTGCATGTTTGAATTGTCGCTCATCAGGTCGATGGAATCTACTCCAGGAGCAGCTAAAGCTTTAGCAGTTCCGGTTCCACCAATTGCGCCGCTTGATTTACAAACAAAAGTCACGCCGGCTGCTGCAGGCATTCCAACCACAACCCCTCTGGTTTCCCATTGAGTTTGAGTAGTAGTTCCAACTGCGGTGATTTGATAAACAACACCGGCAGAAAGGGTGGTTAAATCAGAGCCAGTGACTGGGCCTTCGGCTTGAGACCAAACTCCTAAAACACCATTGTAGCAATCTTGGAGTTGAACGTGGATGATTCCAGCTGCTGGATTTGGATTAGCGGCAGAAGGAGAGGAGCTGTTCATGAAAACAGATTTAACTCCCATGCCTTGAAGGCCTGATACTCCTGCTCCTAAAGTGTTATTGACTGTGAAAACACAGTTAAGAAGCACCGGATATTGTTGAAATTGATATAGCTTTTGAGAAAGAAAATTTCTATTAGCCATGATTTGTCCTTGTCTGCCCTTATCTTACCCTGGCATCGAGGTGGGCAGAACCCCGGCAAGTAGTATCCCAAGGACATCTTGGGCTTACGCTATTGTTTAATTAAGGCAAAAATAAAGCCCCACCAGCCAGGATCTAGCCAGTGGGGCCCACGCTATACTCTTCTTCCCTGTTTTACGCGGACAGAGACACTCTCATGTTCCATCCAGGCGCATTACATACGTAATTGTAGTATGCACCAACGCGCACTTCAAGGGCGTCGCTGTTTCCGACTCGGAGTCCTTCCAAACCTTCCAACCCGTAGGTCAGAATGTGAGGAGCTTTTCCAAGTGAGCGGAGTTTCCATGTATCCATGGACAAGCACCAGCCAGTTTGTGGTTGGCAGCTTCTGTCAGCGAATACAGTGACATAGCCATAAGCACTGTGGAATCGGATGCCTTCGAAGGCAATCGCAGCTTCTTCGTGCTTGATGTCAACATACTGTACCTTGGCTCCTAAAGCGTTTTCTAGAGCTGTGTAGCTCTGGAAAGATAGGATCATGGTATCAGGGTCAGCACCTTCTCGGTTAGCAAATCCAAGAGCGTTCACAACGCCTTCTTCAATGCTGTAAGAAGATGCATCATATCGAAGACCGGCCAAACGGGTTGGGTCTACCGAACGATTGACGCCCCAGAAGCTATCTGTGGAAGCAGGCGAAGTTGCCGGCACCCAAGCAGAAAGTCCAGAAGCGGCTAAGTAAGAACCAGTTGACCCAAGAGGACCGGATCCGGAACCACCAGCAGGAGGAATATCCCCTTGCACCGTGATGTAGTTACCTTGTGCCCAGCTTGAGTTCGGAGTTCCTTGAGCAATAGTGAACCGGATTACGCCAGTTGCACGATTTACGGAAGAAACAACGCCCAAATCAGGTGTAGCAGGAGTTAGAGTAGGAATAACAGCTCCACCATCGGTTGCCGATGCTTGGATGGTCATTCCAACTTCGAACTGAACTACGTCCTGTGGGTTAGCCAATGTGAATTGGTAAACGCCAGTGCTGGGGTTGGAGATAGCAGAACCAATAACGCCACGAGTGGCTGTTCCCGAACCAAAAAGCTCGAAAGCCATGTTGTTCGAAAGGTTCTTGATACCGCCATCCATTTGGCGCTTCATTTCGTCAACAAATGCACCAGCGTTTGATCGAGTTTGTTCGATCAACAAGTTGGTGATGGTGACCAATTGATAGTCCTGAACCACATACACGAAAAAGCTCGAGTATTGGTTAGGTGTTTGGTTTCCTTGAGCGTTTGCAAAAGTATGCGAACGGCCCATGGGATTACCGAACTGAATGGGTACTGGAATATATTTACCAGCTAGACCATCGGTTGATTCGTTCTTTGGCATAAGAGCCAGAGCTGGATTTTTAGCATAGACTAAATCCTTTAAATAATCGGAATTGTCTACGTAAAGCTCTTTAAGAACTGCAACCGAGCTAGCACTACTTGCGAATGAAGGCATTTTTAGCTCCTGTTACATAAACCAAAAATCTTTCAGTAAACCATTTACTGTCTGACTTTTGATTCGTTCATTTCTTGTATTTTTAAAATCGCCCTTTCTCTTGGAGACAAAGTTCTTTGAACTGCTCCGTTGTTAGAAAGAGTCGTTTGCGGCTGCGGCGCTTTTGCTGCTTCTGCTGGAGGCTCTGCCAGCTTCCCCAATCGCGACTTAATTTTTTGAAGCTTTGTTAGTTTTTCGATTTCAGCAATCTTATTTTCTAACAATTTATCTTCCACAAGTCTGGCAGCTTCCTCTACAGCGAGGATTGTGCCTTCTTTTTGGAAGACCTTCTCAATCAGTTCCACCACAGATTCTGTTTCACCAGTTTCTTTGATGGTTTCAAACGAGGGGTCGGAATCGACCAGAAGCTTAACATCATTACGAATCTGATTTACTGCCGCTGTATAAGCTTGTTTATCGCGATTGACGAATTGTTCGTCTACGCTTGCAAGCTTAGATTCCAACTGCGCTATTTTGTCTAGGAGTTGTTGGTTTGGATCAGGATTAAGCTGACTTAGCTGTAACTCGGTCAACTTATCGTAAGTGAGGCCAAGCTCATTCAAGGCCTTAATAGGATCAGCTTTAAGCTGCTCAAGATTAACGTAAGCTGCTTTCTCACGTTCCCAAGCCTCTTGCTGGCTCTTAAGCTCTTGACGGGCTTTCCGAATCGCCTGCTCTCTCTTTGCAAGAGCAACGAATTGAGGGCTTAGCGGTTGACTTGCTGCTTCAGTCTCTACCGGCTCAGTCTCAACATTATTGTTTATTTGAGGCGCAGCGTCCTGTACGGGCGCTTCATTTGCGGCTGGCATTCCACCTGGAGGTGGTTCCACATTCTGCATGGGCTGAACATAGTCAGTTTGCGCGGATTGTGGAGGCGGAGCATAGCTTTGAAGCTTGGAATATTGGTCTGCTCTAGCAGAACTTCCTGCAACTCTTGGAGGAGCTGGGTTGTTTGTTGGCTGACCAGTAAGCCTTGCCTTTAAAGCTTCTGTCCTGGCTGTAGTAGAAGATGGTCTTCCCATCACTACTTCAACTCTACTTGTTGGTGTTTTGCTCGCTGGAATTGCGGGCGTGCCTTTGTTTTCTGTTACTAGAGGCATGATGACTCCTTACCGTAATCGGCGGTATTAGCACTGCGGTGCTAGGGTTTTTATACTGGCATGCCGGGAGCAACGCCTTGAGGGAGTAATTCACTCGTTGGCAATGCTTCTGGCACGGCTAGGGCGTTTTGCGTTGGCATCATTGCCGGCTGATGCGGCATTGCGGCCATTTGCAAATCTTGAATTTCTGTAAAGAAGTCTCGAAGCATCTGCATTTTTTCTTCTTCGAGGTTGCAGGTAGAATATAAATTTATGTATTGGGTTACAATCTCTGTGGCTTTAGCTAAATCCATCCACTGATCAGGCCCCTGATATTTACCTTCTTCGATAATATCATCCAAATATTGGAAAATTCTTTCTTCGCTGCTATTGGCAAGCGTTTCAATTTGACCCAAGTCTGGGAAATCAAGCAGTCGTCTACCTTCTTGAATTGAAATCATGTTGCTTTGGATCATCTCAGTGACTTTTTGAAGTCTACCGGCTGGTTCTTTGGGTAGTGATGATTGAACGTAAGCTTGAATGACGAATGGATCTCTTAAAATTGATAGATCTGGTAGTTCGATTTCTTTGCATCCCTTTTTTCGGTCTGTGAATACCGTAGAATACTTTCCATCTCTTCTTGCGATATCCATAGCCTTATCAATAATTTGGTAAGCCAAATCCACATAAAAATTAGTATATCGTCTTTCTAGTGCAGCAAATCTATCAGAATTAATGTCCTGATAAACCCTTTGCGCTTCACCAGAGTTTAAACCAGCTGGCTTTTGGCTGGTAGCAGAAAGCATAGACAAGCCTTCTTGCTCAAACCCAAACTGAATAAGTCTTGCTCGCTCTTCATATAGCTCTGGAGCATTGCTTTGTGACACAGAAAAGATTGGCGGCGTTCCACGATATGGAATAATTACACCAATTTTGTTTTGAAATGCGGCTTTGTTAACCTTGCTGCCCTCTTCAATAAACACTCTTGGCACGCCTGCAAGCCTAATTGATTTAGAAATGGTATCTAATAAAGAATTTAGCTCTAATTGGGTTCCCAACAAGCTTTCGGCAACGCCGATTGACCAGAATCCAAGTTGTCTTTTTTTGTGGTGCAAGAACACAAACGGGAATTTCTGCTTGTCCCATTTTTCATGAAACAGTTCGCCTTCGGAGCAGGCAATAGAATGATATCCGTCACCGGTATTTTCTCCGCTGGGTAAGCTCCAGCCCTCAACAACCATCACTAAATCAGCAACAGACTTAGCGTTTTCTCCGCTAGAATCAATGCTTGCCTTCTCACTCTCTGCGGCCTTCCTTTTTTCTTTAGGAAAAGCTGCTTCTACCATTGCTCTATCCATCAATTTTAGCTGATATAGGCGTCTTGGATTACCAAATGCGGATTCTTGAAGGTCTACAAAAAGCTCTGTTATTAATACGCGCTCAATGCCTACTTTTCCGTCCATGGTTTCAAGTATTTTTAAACATCCTGTTCCTTGCACCAGAGCGTCGGTCAAAATATATTCGCCGGTCTCGTAGGCTTTTGTCCGGTAAAATTCACCTAAAATAAAGTTGTTTAGCTTTTTGGCTAAGTTTCTTTCTTTGTAATCGCCGTTGTCTGTAAGAAAAACTGGGGTGGGTCTGTTTTGGCTAAGCTTACTGACCAAAGTATCTGTTACTGATGCAACAAGGTTGTATGTGGGTCTGTTTGGCGCAAGAGAAGAGACCTGATCCATCTTCATCATGTTGTTGCCGACAAAACTATATAAGCTTTGTCCGCCGTACATTCTTGCGTATTGAGCAGCTTGTCTTTGTCTAAAGCTTTGAGCCTGCTTTAGGTAAGCAACCGTTTTAATAAGTTGCATCGCCCTTTGAGAGCTGTCTTTTTCTTCCCACCAACGATAACCCCGGTTTCCCTCAAAAGGATTTTCGTTTGTTCGATAAACTCGGGAAGCTCTTTCTTCTTTTGGCTTAATAGAAGTTTTTAAACTCATTGTTGAGCCTCAGGTTCAATTGCTGGAGTTGCAGAATAAAAAAGAAGCTCTTCTTCGGTAAGCTCTGGTTCTTCCATCACGCTTTCAATCTCTTGTTTTCTTTTATATCGAGATTGCGGGACGTCTTCTGAAAGCTTTAGCTTTAGGCCATCACTTTCAAATTCTAACACGCCCTTTTCGCGAAGAAGCTTTAATAAATCTTTTAAATCTTTAAGATTCATTATTAGCGCATTTCTTTCTTTTTTCTTTCTCTTTCGCTCATGATTTGACCAACAAGCTTGTCGTCATCATCGCTTGGATTTGCGTCAACTTCGTGTTCGTCGTCTTCCATGTAATGCACGTTTGAGAAATCAATCTCGTGTTCAAAGGCTGGTTCGTAATCTCTTTCAGATTCGACTTCGCCTCCGCCTGCCATTTTCTTTCTTCCGTGCATGATTTGATCAACAACGCTTCCGCCCATGGCGAGCTTTGCAACATCACTTGAATCGTGCTGAGACTGTCTCATGACGTTTGTTTGATGTCGTAGTCTTGCGTCCATCGGGACTTCATGACCCGGATGAAGCTTTTGATTTTGAACCTCGCCGCCCATAGCAAGCTTAGCTAAATCACTTTGGGGCTTACCAATGTGACTAACTTCTCTTTCGCTTTTCCCCGCCGGAGATAGAGCAGGTTGGCCGATTTTAGCAGCCTCTTTCTGCTCAACTCCGACCTCTCCCCCTAGCGCCATATGGTGTCCGCATTTTTCGCATTGTACGCTTTCTTGTTGGCTTACGTGTTTTTTCACTTCTCCCCCTTTGGCCATATTACGGCGCTTTACCGAATAAGCGATAGCGACAGCCTGTTTTGGGTCGCGACCAGCTTCGATTTCGGTCTTAATGTTTTTTTGTAATGATTTCTTAGATTTACCTTCAATTAGTGGCATTAGATATGTTCCCCTTCTTCGTGAGGCATAGCATCTAATAGTTCAAAAGCGTTCTTTAGGGCGATAGCAATTCCGCCAATATCTCTTTTTTCTAGGGCATGCATAAGCTCCATGGCGCAGGATTCTAGGCCTGGATCCATTTCTTTACCGCTGTCTGAGCGATGTTCTACTGCAATAACGCCTACTTTTTTGTCTTTGTCTTGGAACGGCGGTGGTAGGGGCATTTAAAAATCTCCTTATTTTTGTACAAAATTGTTTAATTAAGGCGCTTTTTTGATGACTTTTTTATGAAATTAACTAAAACAGGCCTTGTTAATTCTTCCCCAAAGAAAAAACACGTCGAAGATAGCCGTTGGCCTCCAAAGCTTTCGGCTATTTTCTTTTTCTGATGACCTTTATTTTCTTTATCGTGCTTTTAAGAATCGTGTGGCTGTCTAAATTACTGTGGTCATGGTCTTCGGTTAACCAGCTAGCAAGATAGAATGCCGCTTTATCTTCGTTTACAAGCTCTCCAATCGCTCGGCAGAGAAGGGGTGATACCAACCCATTGGTTGTAGAGACATGGTCTAGAAAGAAAACCTCGAGCACGTCACCGCGTTTGTGTCTCATCGCTGGTACACCGTGTCGTTAAAGAACAACTCGTGGGTGCCTTTGTTTAGGTAAATGCTAATTAGCTGATGAAAGAAAGATCCGTTTGGCTTATGCCAAGTGACCCCAAAGCCAAGAGTCCAATCAGAGATGTCCATGATGTAATCGGCTGCTTGTTTCTGACTTCCAAGCCAACCAATGTTTAGTGCAACGAAGTCTTCTCCGTGTGCGTTTTGGATGTGGTATTCCTGGATTTTATGGGTGTGGCCGAATATGACTGAGTTTCGAAACTTTTTGACCATCGACGCTGCTGGATTTTCGCCAGCCCGACTACCGTGCACACATACAAGATTGCCAACAGTATATTTCCCGTTCTGCCCATAAGGAACGTAAGTAATGTCTCTTGGAAGTCCCATGCATTCTTCTGCTTTAAAGAGTCCTGCAAGTTTTGGGGCTTTTTCGTGGACGTATTTGATGAGTCTTTTTTCATGGTTACCCTCAAGATAAACCAATTCTTTGTGTGGCACAACCGAGCGAAGTTCATCAAGGGCACCACGAGCTTCATTCATTTCGTCTTTCCAGGTCTTAAAGTCCATCATTGGATCAAGTAAGTGCCTAGAGACCGAATAGAAATCAAAGAAGTCTCCGTGAATAACGATGATGTGTGGTTTTAAAGTTCTTCCTACGTCTAAGAGTAATTTCCAGGCTGCTTTATTTACAAAAGGATGATGACAATCCGAAACGTGTAACACCCGTTTTAGTGAGTTCATTTACACCGCCAGTTTAAATTTAATTCGTTTCGGAATAATTCGTGTTTAACTTGAAAAACTATTCTACAAGATTTTCGAAATAATTTTCATCATCTTCTTCTTGCGCGCGCTGTCGTTCAAAAGCCTGCTGGTACATAATATCTTCTTCGTTTTTAAACCATTTCGGCGTGTAGGGTTTAAGTATTGGTTTTTGTGGCTCAAATGCCCAGTGGTAGGCTTCACGAAATGCGTATAGAACCGCGTCACAAATATCTGAGTGATAGTTTTCTTTTATTTTTAATTTGTCTGGCGTGACGTCGTCTTTGTCCCATTCAACAAGTTTACAGTCCTCAGCAAACTTAGAAGTTTTCTTTGCCATAAACTTTTTAGTTCGCATGGCATCGTTTAAAAGCTCGATGTATTCAAACTTTCTTTGCTTCTCTGCTGCGTGAACGACGATTCCAAATCTTCTTGTAACTTCTTCGGCAATCTTTTTACCAAGACCGCCAGTGTCCATTACTATTTTGTCTGGATTATATCTCTTAACAAGCTCTTCAAGTTGTCCGGCCAGTTCAGTGATTCCTTGTTTGTCTTTGACGATTTCTTCGACGAGAAATAATTGGGGCGATTGTGACTGCCAGCCAAGAACGCTGATAGCATCAGAATCGTCAAAACCCAAGTCGACACCGATAACGTAATGAAAACCCACTCCAGATTTTGGAAGTTCATCATAGTGATTTATCTCCTCTTTATATTTAAAGACGAGAGCATCTGGATCATACGCCCACCGACCAAAACACTCTCTTTGAATGCTTGGGTCTTCTCGTGTAACGCCTTTTCTGTCAAGCTCGCGCTGCAGTATCTCTTCATGCGTAAGCCCTGACTTAATCGGGAGCCATGGGTTATCAAACATTGTCCAATAGTGGTGCGAATAATTCGTATTTTGCGTTTGGCTGTAATAATAGCCAGTGGGGACAGGCCCTGGGGTACCAAGCAGTCTTAAACGGCCTTTATAATCCATTAAACACTTCGTAATGACGTCTTCGATGAGTGGTTCGATGTAAGGCTTAAACGATTGGCATTCGTCGATATAGCACAATATAAGCGCCATACCACGATACTTTTCAATCTCGGCCGAGTCTGATGCGCCTGAAATATAAATAACGCTTTCGTTTGGAAATGTGAGCGTCAGCTCGGATTCGTTAATCTTCGCATTTAGGCCATACTCTCGGTTGATTCTAATTAAATCGGGCCAGATGATTCTTTTAGCAGATAGTCGATTAAGCGTGAGGTATAGGCAATTGACTCTTTCTCGTGAGAGAGCAGTTGAAACCAAATCTGCGATGCATGCGATTGTTTTGCCTGCTCTTCGTGAGCACACAGCCGTTGCAAAGTCTGATTTATCAAGAACAAAGTCTTTTTGTTTACCAAAACAAAATTGTTCGACGCTAAATTTAGGTCGGTCATGTTTTTTAAGCCATTCTCTTGCAAGGGTCTCAAGCTCTGCGTCCATGTTTCCCCTTTATTCAATTTCTTCTCCAGCTGGCAATAGTTCCACTTCTTTTACGGGTTTAGCTTCAATAGCGTCTTTAAGCCTTTTTCTCAATATATCTTTTAGCTCTTCGTCCGTAATCTCATGCTGAAACACTTTCTTCTTTGGATACATAAACTCCAAAAGCTTTATAAGCGTGTCTGCTCGCATGTAGTCTGGTTGGGCCGCTATGCTTTCAATAATCGCTGCTATCACGTCAAAGTTACACTCCTCAAACTTAGCCATGATGTTTGATTTGTTTTTAACGCCCTTTTTGCGGCCCCCAAACTTTTTGTGTCCCTTTTGAAATGGCATACTAAAATTTTACCAAACTAGTATAACGCGCGTCATGTGCTACATGCCAGATCATACAGCTTTGGCGCTACTTTTGGTGCAATTTTCTTGTCTACTACGCGCTCAAGTACCATGGCTGCTGGGCTGCAAATCAAATAATAGCCAGCGCCGTGTAGTGCTGTTGTGCAGGCAATAGCTGCTGACCAATAAGTGATTACTGGAGCAAAGCCTCTGTACTTGCTGTCATGTATAAAATGAAGCTTGAACTCGTTGATTCCAAAATAGCATGGTCTAAACACGACAACGATTCCATGGTTGATTGTTTTTAGGTCAGACAGCCGTAATGCCCTACAGATTTCTAGTCCAAGCGCAAGCTCAACGGTTTCGTAAAACAAAGATAGCCATTCTATTAGGGGCTTGAACCAGCCGATGTCTCGTTTTGTGACAACAGCGTCGGTTAGGTATCCGTCGAATTGTTTCCATTCTTCTCGAAGTCGTTTTGCAAGGTGTGGGGATCCGGTTCTTTCAAGCTCGTGGGTAGCTACATGAACAATCGCTGAGATGGCTGCATTGGTTGTGTAAGAAAGAGTGGCAAAGCTTGAGATGTTTAGTTCTAGTCTTTCCTCGATTTTGTCTTTTGGGCCGGCTATCGTTATGGTTTGTAGAAGAAGAATTAGGGTGACAAGATATTTCATTCGGGCTCCTTTAGTGAATCATATATCTTCTTTTCGTTTAGTTGCTCGCGTTTCTTTAGCCATTCTTCCACTTGGAGTTTACTTAAGTCTTCGGGGCTCATTAGCATTATGTCTTCCCCGCGCTTTTTAAGTTTCTCTTCTTTAAGTAGTCTTAGCTTTTCAAATGCTTCTATCTTTGCGGCGACTTCCTTCTTACCCTCAATCCCAAATGTCGCAAGCGTCACAATGCACTCACCAAGCTTGTAGCTATCCCCAGCCTTAAGCGCAACTTGGGTGATGCTTACTTTTTTGTGCTGTTTCGTAAAAGGCTTAAACCAGCCCTTTAGCTTTGTAAATTTCACGCCCAAGTAAAATACAAGAGCGTGATATAGATTATTAAGAAGCCTGAACACGTTTATCTTTCGGTAGCTTTACGGTGCTTCCCTTGACTGTGGCTTCCACATCAACCACCCAAGCTCTAGCGAAAATCATAGGAAAGCCAAACTCTACGTCTCGCCATTTAACTTCAATCGTTTGTTCTTCGGTCAAAGTCATGTCGATGCCGGGGTAGTTTTGTTCATCAAGCGTTCTGTTGAACGATGTTTTTAGTACGGGCATCATAAATCCGTCTGTCATGTATACGCATTTTAGTTTTTTCATTGCTGCTCCTTTAGTTTGTTTAGAAGTAGTTCTTCTATCTTTTGCGGGCTGTTTCTCCACGCTAATTTCACATACACAAAATCTTTTTCTTCGCCGTCTTTAAATCCAAATCCCACAATAATGTCTTCGTCTTGGGATAGGCAGGCGACCTGTACTTTTTGGGTCTCTAGTATTTTATCTAGCCTTTTTCGTTGCAGTCCCATCCACGTTGCTTTTTTTAGCGTCGTTGAGTTTTCTTTCAAGTACCAATTATTTCGCATGTAGGCGTCGTAAATAAATGCGATGTCGTCTTCAACGTGATCCCTAACTTTTATGTATCGATTCATTTTTTTAACCCAAACTCTTTAGCAAGTCTTTCAATGGTTCGTCTAGCTTTATCTAGGGTTACGTTTATTTTCTTAGATATCTCTTTGTAACTATGTCCATCCACATGCAATTCCCAAATCTCTCGCTCAAGCTCGTTTCGAAAGTCCCTGTCGTGTAAACATTGGCTTGCGATCCTGTAATACTCCGCCTGGGATTCTTTCCACACAAGGCTTGTGTAACCGTAGTTTGCTTTTTGCATGGCATGCTTATCGTCACACGATATTGAGCCTGCCCAAGTAATTAGCATCCCGGTTTTTCTGTTCTCAATGTCAACAAAGCCTGAGTCTTTCAACTTCCTGTCCCATTCTTTAATTAACTTCTTGAGTTGTATTTTGCTGTTCTCTTTCATTGATGAGTGACAAGCATTCAATTGCTACTTGATTAGCCGCCGCTTTTTTCACCAAGTTCGCAATGTTTCTTTTTGGAACATATGCGACATTGGGCGGTAGGCTTATGATTAAATGCGACACCACTTTTTTGAGTTTATCGTTTTGCGGTAACTCAGTTAGAAGTGATATCTCATCCACCCATCGGTTAAATTCCGTCATGCCTTGAGGAAGACGTTCTGGAATAAAAGAGTTTAACCAATTCCACAGCTTAGATAAGCGCAGAATCAGGTTTTGAACCATTAGTGATAGTTTCATTTATTTCTTCTTTCACTTTTTCTTTTGTTTTTTCTAACTGCTGAGCAAGCCTGTTCATTGCGGCAATTTTTTGATTAATTGCTTCGTGAGTTAAATCCACTTGCTTGTTCAAAGCATCAAGCTCAAGAGTGTGGCGACCTAATTGAAATTGTAGGTTGCTAAGCTCCTGGTGAAGCTCCTGAATCGTTATTGGTTTTTTATCTTTTTTAAATAGGCTCATAGTTTTTCCGTGGGAACTTCTTGTGTTTTTGTTTCATCTTTCATCTTGATGACTTCTTGCTCAAGACGAACAACCTGATCAGAAAGTGCATGCACCAAATAATTGGCTGCAACATTTCCGGTAAGAGTTAAAGCTTTGGTTGTTTTGTTGATTGTTGCCCAAGGAACGTTCACCCATAGAACTTCCTGATCTGTTTGCTGTTGCGTTTCTGTTGTTTTAGTTTCTTCCATTTTTATTCTCCTCTTGGTGCATATTGAAATTTTCTACCGAACGGGAAATTTGGATCCTTGTCTCTAAGCCTGACGTATTTTCTCCAAGCAAGCTCTCTGTCACAGACCATGCTATCTGGTTTAGGAATTACTTTTTGTTTTGAGTCAAAGTACTCGTGGCTGCCGTTACAGCACGACTCGTCTTCAAAAGTAATGTGCCTTTGCCATTCTTTCATTGCGTCTCTAACCGTCATTTTTCTCCCCCCGAAGTAAAAATATGGTCACACTTTGGGCAATGTACAGCATCTTCTCCGCTGCTTCTGTTATGCACGACATCATCGCGAATTACTTTTGTGTATTTGCCTCGATAAATTTCTAATCGTCCGGGCCCATAAAACTCCCAAAGTTTCTTTTTGATTCTCCACGTCGCTGTCTCAACGCCTTTGGCCTCAACCCAAATAGTTTCGTTTAATTCTTTGTCGAATATTTTAAAATCGGGGATGTAGTGAATTCTAGATTTTGTCAGGTAGACATGACTTTGCGCCTGCAAGATTTCTATCTCGCCTGCTTTTTCTCTAAGTTTTAATAAATTATAAACGGCCGCTTCTAGTTTGGAGGCGAAGCTTCTGCCATCGTGCGAGACTTTCTGGGCTCGATATTTCGATAATGTCGTCAATGTTGCAAACTTCTTTCTGCGTTTCGTTAAGCCAGATAAAGCTATCGTTAGTGAGTATTAGATATTTTGCAAGCAGTTTCTTCTTCGCAGCGCGTGATAAGCCGGATATTCGGTAATCAAGTTTCTTCAGATTCATATTCTTTTTTTCTGGCGTGAATTTCTTTCATGCGAAGTTCGCGAACCATTTTGCGAAATTCTTCAACGCTGATCATGTTATCGACATTTCTCTCAAGCTCTTCTGCTTTTTGTTTTTCTTCTTTGGTTACAATCTTTTTGTTTTTTTCTTTTGATTCTCGACAGGCCTGATTAAAGATTTCTCTAACTTCATCGGAATCTTTTTTCGTATAAATCCGTGTCATATGGCTTCCCCTTTGAGTATTCAATTGGTGCTGCGATCGTTGGATATGTTGCATTTTTTGCCCAATGTGGGCCAGTTGTCAAAAGCTCCGGATCTTCCGCAAACTTTATTTTGGCTAAGTTGTACTTCTTCATGAACTCACCAGTGTTTTTATCAAAGCTTACTATGCCAGCAAACTCTCTTGCTTCCGGTGCGGTTCTGCTTTTAGCCAAATGAAAGTACATTGGAAAAACTCTCTCTGGTGGTAACCCTTGCTTTTTGTCGTCTGGAACTGGGGAAATAATTAACACATCCGTTGCGATGTCAGTAAGAGCAGCTGTGCCTCGGATGTCTTCGTACTTTGGCAACGTTCGTTTGGTGTGACTACCGAAATCGTTTTTTCTTAGCTGTGCAAGAATGACAATGGGGGCATCTAAATCCTCCTTGAGCCTTTTGATTGAGTGAATTGTTTTTTTAAGAGCTTCAACTTCATCGCCCTCTAAAAAGAAATGGTGAAGATGGTCTAAGATTATCAGATCTGGTTTCTCTTCGCTCTGAATTAATTCTTCAACGTCTGCTTTAAACATCTCAGGCGAATAAATTCCAGTTTCGTATCTGGTCACTAAAGTCTGGGTGTCTAAGTCTAATTGCTTTCTTGCTTCTTTCTCAACAGCATGCCAAGCGCCATCGTACCCAGCATGAAGCCATTCTCGGTATCTAGGCTTTGGAATGTTTGGGTAGTGCTGAGACAAAAGCCTTGTTGTGTAATAAAAAAGCTGTCGCCTTTCGATTTCGTGCTTCTCTGCTTCTAGGGCAAAATAGACTACTTTGTTTTGTTGCTTTGCTGCGAATAAGGCTAATTGAACGCCGAAAAATGTTTTTCCAACTCCGGTCTTTGCGGCAACTAATAATAAATTTTCTTTGTCTAACCCTCCTGCAAGGGCGTCGTCTATCCAGGGATTGCCAGTGGGAGTAACTGAGGCGGCAATAAGATGGCGGTGTAACTGTTCTGCGCTAAGTTCTTTTTGTTCCGACATTTTGTTTTTTCTCTAGTCACCTCCCGCTGTTGCTTCATCCGACCAAATGTACTTTTGGTTTTCGGGGGTGTTTAACTCGTCATCGTAATTACCCTCAAAAACCTTCTGGTGGTTAGCGTCATTTTTTAAAATCCAATCAATCGTTGCTTTCCAATCATTTGACCCGTTGCAGAAAGAGCTCTTTGCCATTTTGGTGATTACATGTTGCCAGTAACCAAGCTCAGGAACTTCTTTCCACCGAGCTTCCCATTTTTTTTGACGGCTTTTGGTCATTCCCCTGGCTTTAGGCAGTTCGCCGCAGAAAGTATTCCACAGGGTTTGTAGGCAAGGTATTTCTTTTTTACCCAATTCTTCTTTTCCTACCAACCGATCCCCAGAATCTTTTGGCGGTAGAGGCAAAGCGCAAGCTTTGACGTCTTTGACGTATATGTTCTGTTCTGTATTGTTATGTTCTGTTATGTTATGTTGCTTGAGTAAATTGTGAGTTTGTTGTGAGTCCGATGACAGTATGCTCACGGTACCGTTTTCTTCTAGCATCTTAATTGCTGATATTATTGAAGATTCCGATATCTCGCAAAGCTTCACAAATCTACTGATTTTTATAGAAATGGTGTCAGTATCTTTTCGACAACACTCGCAAAGAAGTTGTATGTAAAACCACTTTTGTTCGGCGTTAAGGCCAAATAAGCCGTGGGAAGTCCCACAATCCATGTTGACCCTAAACCAGTATTTGTACCTGGCCCGTTCGCTTTTTGATTGGTACTTTTCCCAACCAACAATTTTAAGCAGTATTTCTTCCATGTTTTGCTTTTAGTTGCTTAGATCAACGTCCAAAACATAACCCTTTTGCTTGCAGTAAGAACCATCGGCAAGCTTGGAACCGCAGTAATATTCGTTTTCTTTGTACTTGCTAGGCCTCATTGCTTTACCATGAAGGCTACAAACAGGGATATCGTTAGAAGTCGCTGTAGGGCGGTTCTGTTGCGCTTTTGGCTTCGGAGGCATACCCTCCCCTGGGTTTGCTATTTCCGTGCCCTGGTAACACGCTGCGAACGCACGAGCGGCGCATAACAATGCTTTCTCGAGATTGGTTAATTGCATATATTCTCCTTTTTAAAAAATTATCTTGGATTCTTTTACATCATTTACGACATAGGCAGTGAGCATAAAAGCACGAGAAAAAACTTTGCGGTGAAGCTCTTCCATGTTGACCTCTTCTACCCGAAACCCGTTCTTTGAACTGTCTTTAATGCTGGCTTCTAAAAGCGTTAAATAAACCGATTTAAATAGCTCGTATCTGTCTTTGTTTTCCACTTTGACCCCCAGCTGTGTTAAAGTTTCCCAGCCCGAAGTAGAACTACCCTCGGGCCGGAAAACCATCTCGCTTCGAAAGTTATTACGCCGTCGAAGAGCAGCTTCAACCCAACTGGCAACTTGCCGCTAGCTTTGGCTTTGTTGCCACGAGTCAAAAGTGTTTAAGACTATTTGCCTTGCTGTGTCAATATCTTTTGGTATTGGGCACAAAACTTAGAAACCGGGCAGTAGAGTTCGCATCTCATGTTCTGTCCGGGCCTGTGTTCTATTTCAAAACCAGAGCCAAGTTCGGCTAATTTTTCTTTGGCTTTTTCTTCAATCGCAAAGAGACCGCCTGTAATTGCGCGGGACGTGTTTTTCTTTTTGATTGCCCAGATTGTTGGCTTTGCCCAGCGGTCTTCTGGCGAGCAGGTTGCTTCTTCTGTTTCAGCTTGAAGATGTAATTTAACTCTGTCTTCGAGGTATTGTTTTGCTTTTTCGTCGTCCCAGATTGGGATGTCGAGATATAGGACTGGGCTCTGTGGATAGTCAGGATCTCGTCTTGCTTCAGGCTTTGAATAATCTCTAATAATAAGAACAATTCGAGCTCTTTTGATGTGATGTCCTTCGTTCCGAAGTAAGTGGGCAAGAATGTTGATCTGATGAACCCACTCCTCAGGGGCTTCGTTTCTTTTCGCCTTATAGGCCGTTGAGTTTTTAACATCTATCAGTTCCCCTGTTTCCGGGTTGAATAAATCGTAAGCACCCGATATTTTTTTTCCCAATACTTCCTTAAACAATCTCTTTTCACTAAGCCAGCCGTCTTTAACGCACTCTTCGGACTTTGCATTGCGCTCAATAACTGCGTGTACGATTTCTCCCTGAAACGTATACACCCTGTCAATAACGTCTTCTTCAAGCTCGTTATCATGCTTCCTTTTTAAATGCGCAATCTTTGGAGGAGCTATTAGCTCAGTAATCGTTCGCCAGCTTCCTTGGTTGTCGTATGTCTTTTGTTTAACAGCCAAAACAAACGGCAAAGGCAAATTGTATTTATTGGTTAGCTTCATTGCTAATCACTTAGCTTTTTAGAGCAAGCTTCACAACACTTAATTTCGCCATGCGTACCGTCAAATAAATAGACAGCTACAGCGTCACAATAATCACAAAATTCAATATGCATAGTTAGCCTCCTCACTTAATTGCTCTGTTTCTGTTTGACCACATGAAAAATAAAATAACGCCAGGCAACCCAAAGGTGCCGTAAATCAATCCGTAAAACTTAAACGTTAAAACGAATAAGAAGGCGACAAAACCGACGATGACCAAAAACAATAAGCTGTTTTCCATTTGATTTCCTCATTTTGTTTGTCCCCCACAAGACCATAAACATACAAAACCCATGCCTAAAACAGCACGCGAGGAGGCAACGAAAAGCTGTTATTTGTTAGACAGTGGTGACAATTTTTGTTACTTAATTTGTCTAGGGTGAAAGAAACGAATGGGGGATATGGGCTTCATAGTTGCGGCTCGTATCCCCCTGTTTTTTATGTTGCCTTATAGGGATTTGTTTATTACAAAAGCCACAGATGCTTGTTTCTCAAGGTGTTTAACAGACAACGCATGAGGGGGATCGCGAAAGCGATTCCCCTTTTGTTTTTGTGATGGGGGATGGCAGTCAGGGCGATTGCACCGAGCTGTTAACTCGGACTAGGTTGGTTCGATCCCAACTCCCCCAGCCATTACCTATAGATTAGAGCCTGAAGTTCTACGAATTTGTTTTTGTCTAGTGTGAGCTTGTTATTGCAGTTCCAAAGAACCATTTTGAGGTGAAACGTTCTTGTGCCGACAACGATTTCTTCCGGGATTTCATTAAATACCCAGCGAACCTGCTTCATGTTCTTGTTGAATATTAAATACGCTTTGTATTTAACATCGCTCTTTTTTGGGCTATTTGATGCCATTGTGAAGAATGGAGAAGTGTTGTGCGTCCACTTCTTTAAAATCCCCTCCCCAACAACATTCTATCAGAGAGTTTGAATAAGACTTCCAAATTTTGCCGGGGATCTCCAAGTCTTCTTTTGTAATAAGCCAGTCTTTAAAGTAAAAAATATTTAGGTCTATAGCCAAACGATTAATGTGATTTGAGCCTGATATGCCCCTATTATGCTTCTCGTAATACTGCGCCACCTCTTCTGGTCGCCACGCTTCACCCAAGGTGACTTCATAACCACGCTTGTAAAGGTCTTGAATAAATTGGGCAAGAAGCCTTGAAAAGATTTTTTGCTTTTCAATTAGCGCCATTTTTTTATTCATAGCTTTACAGTGTCTGGTAAATGAACGCTTGAAGTTAAGCTTTCTCTAACCTGATTAACCGCACGTTCTTTATTGGGTTCTTCAGAAATATATTTAAGTATTTCTTTTATCACGGGCCCAAGACCTGGGTATTTAGATTCAAGCCACTTAAGGGCCCATCGTAAAGCAATAGGCCCCAATGCATTAAGAATAGGAATTAGCCAGCCCGGCATTTAAACCTCTTTGATAAATTGAGATAGTTTTTTTCCAACGCCAACGCCTTCTTCTGCGTAGTCTACTGCTTCGACAAGAAGACCAAAGCCCTCTACAATCTTTGCTTCGACTTTTTGGTTTTCAACAATTTTTAATTTTTGAGACAGTACTTGCTCTAGTTTTGCTTTTTCTTCGTTTGATAAAGAAAGAAGTTCTTCCCCGCAAGCTTTCCAGTTTCTGTTGCCGTCTAAGCTTCCTGCCAAAGCAATCCCTTTTCTTAGAGCAGAAAAGTAAGATTTATTTACAACGTCTTTTACAACCATTCCAACGTCGACCAAGTCGACAAGTAGTTTCTCTAGGTTTTTCATAATCCCTCTTAATGTTTACTGATGAAGATATTAACGATAGAAGTTGCAATCATCGTGAGAAGCCCACAAGCTCCGCTTACGACCAAAGAAGCGAGTCTTACGGTCGCAAGCGAAGTGACTTTAAATTCTTGAAGCTGGTCAATCTTGTTTTCAATTCGATTGAGCCGCTCGTAAAGCTGTTCAAGATGAATGTCGTCCATGGTTTATTTGCAGCACGAACATTTTTCTTCAAGGGCCCGAAGTCTCAGCATCAATCTTCGTAATCGAAGACCTCTGAGTAGAACTACTTTTTTCTTGGCTAGCATATGTAGTCTTTCGACTAGTTCTTTTTTAGATAGCATCTTGTTTCTCCTTTTGTGTTTATCGACAAAATCTTAAATTTTCTTTAAACCTGGCGTCCGAGCCTGGTTTGGTACGCCTGTACTGCTGTGTATAAATTAGCGGCTTCGGTTGCGTCTAAGCCCTCGCCGACCGTACAAAATGCATAATTTCTGTTGGTAATATATCCGTTGTTGTATCCGTTGATGTAAATGTTGTCGTTTACC